AGCCACCGGCATCGCTGATCCCCTGCTTGTCCTTGCGCCCTGTCGCCTTCTCGAATGCGGCGACTCCCTGAGCAGCGGTGTAGTCCACGGTGTAGCCAGAAGCCCACGAGACTGCGGCGGCGCAGGATGACCAGGTGCAGTCATCTAGGATCTGCTTCGCGCCTTTGAGTTGCGCCTCAGCATCGGCGTAGAGCTGCGACTTGACCTTGTACTTCACGCTGCGTTCTCCTTCTTGATCAGCACGGCGACTGCTCGACCGGCTGCGTCAAAGTCCAGAGCGGCGCTGATAGGGAATCCTTCCGTGCAGCCCTCTGAGTAGTCGTTGCCATCTTCGCCCTGCTTCCAGAGCGTGCCGCCAAAGGCGCTGTTCTCGGTGTTCAGGACGAGTGCCACCCACTCACCTGGCGCGGTATTGATGCGCGTCCAACCCTGCTCGTGGATCTGCTCGATGTGATCTGCTGCGCTCATTATTCCTCCATCCACCGAAGTGGTCCAGTGATTAGCCAGATGATTGTCAGCCCACCGAACAGCGTCGCCATTGTGGACTGGGTGTCGCCCTCTGGCAGAACAACGACAGCAAAGAGCAAGCCTAGGATTGTCCAGGCTCCGCCTACTAGGTCAACGATAATCCGCTTGATCACTTGCTTGCCTTTCTCGCTGCGCTTGCAGCTGCTGCACTGGCGGTCGATGCTGCGGCGACGGCCGCACTGGCTACCTGACCAACGATGATGGCGATGGCGACTGGTGCAGCCTTCTCTTTCTCGACCGGAGAGAGATCCTTGCCGAGATTGGCGATGGCTTCCACAGCCTGCGTGACGGTCTCCGCTACTGCGGCTGCCGCCTCTCCGACTGCTTCGCTCACTGCGGCGATTGTCTCACCAACGACCGCTGCTGCTTCTTCCGCAATGTTATCTGGTGAAGGCTCAGGCGTTGGCGTTGGCTCCACGCTCGGCTCAGGTGTTGGAGTTTCGGTCGGCGTTGGTTCTACTGACGGTTCAGGAGTAGGTACAGGAGTGGGAGTAGGAGTAGGGGTGACTGTCGGAGTAGGAACTGGCGACGGCTCGGCCGTGGGCGACGGCTGGGGTGTGGCAGTCGGTGACGGCTCTGGGGTTGGTGTAGGTGAAGGTTCATAGGATGGCTCCTGACTTGGACTTGGAGACGGCGACGGCTCTTCGCTCGGCGACGGCTCAGGACTTGGTGACGGTTCTACGCTTGGCTCTTCACTCGGCAACTCGGATGGGATTGGTGGCGGCGACGCGACCGGCGGAGTCGGATCAAGGACGAGTGCAAGATTGGTGAGCAGCTCGTAGTAGCCGCCTGTTGGGAACGGCTCCTCTGGGTGCATACAGCCGTTTGCGTTGCACGGTCCGAATCGACCTGCGCGCAGCCGGTAGACGGCTGGCTCTAGGTTGATCTGGATCAGCGATGCGTAGGAGAGACCATCGTCATCGCTAGAGGCAAGCATCAATCCTGTCTCGTTGTAGAGCCACAAGGCCGAGTCCATAAAGTGACCGGCAGGTGGGGTCGCACACCACAGCACGCCTGGCTGGTCGCACAGCAGGGTGCGTGCGGTGAAGCGGATTGGCTCGGTGACCACGACAAAGTAGTCGGAGGTCTCGGTGACGGTGCGACGGATCTCGCCCTCTGTTGCGCGCACGATGGGCAGGAAGATGAGCGTGCTGAAGATGATCCCTAACAGTGGGAACGCGGCGCGCTTCACTTAGCGAGCAGCGATGCGAGTAGCGGCACAAGTACGCTGAACAACAGCGCACCGATAGCCACTAGTCCTCCTTTGAGTTTGTCAACATCTGAGCGCACCTGATCCAACTTGGCGGAGTGAGAGTCCAGGCGCTCGATCAGTTGGTCAATCTGGCGCGGAGTCATCGTGCCTCCAGCGCGGCAATAAGAGCCAAGAGTGCGGCAGTTCGAGTTGCGCCAGTCCCAGTGACGAGTGCCTCGCCGAAGATGTTGTCTGACGCGCCAGCAGTCCACACACCGTCCACCTGATCAACCAGAGTGACTTGAAGACCCTGCGCCTGGGCCGCCAGAAGCGCAGCGTCTAGTGCCTGAAGTTCAGCGTCCATTACGCACCAATCCTTCCGACGCTCAGCGCTGGATAAACACCAGCCGAAACAACTGTGTTGAGCGCGCCGCCTGAGTTTTGAGATGCAGTCATTGTGATGTGATCTCCTGCCGCCAAATACAAAGCAGTGGATACAGACAGAATCGCAGAACCAGTAGATGGTGGCGGCTGGTTCACTGACCCAACATCTGCGCCGTTTACTGCAATCGTCAAGACTCGGCGACCAGTGGTGTTTGCTGCAATGGCAAGGTTTGCGTTGATTTGATAGAAGCCGTCTTGCCCAATCGTAATGCGGTCATTGGCGTTACTGAACCAACTCTTCGGATCGTATGACCCTGAGGTTGGCGTAGTGCTTGCCGTGTCCAGCAAGATGGTTGGACTTGCACCATTTGCCAGCGATTGAGCGGCAGATGCAACAGAAGCGCGTGCAACCCAGAGCGAGTTAGGACCGTCAATCTGCACGCGCCCAGCGGCGGTGGCCGCTGGCTTGAGATAGATGATGCCTGATCCTGGACCTGCCTTTACCGTTGCGCCTGTCACCGTTCCAGATCCAGCCGTACCAGCTGCGGTGTAGGTGAATGTAGTGGAGTTCGTCACGGTCACAATGAAGGTGCCGTTCATCGTTGTACCGGCTCCGCCTGTGATGCCAGCGACGATGACCTCATAGCCAGTTGAGAACTTGTGCGCGCGAGTGGTCACGATGGTGACCGTGCTTGCAGTTCGAGATGCGCTGGTCAAGCTGATTGTCTGACCTTGCGGTGTTGCGTTTATCGTGATGTCTCCTGACGCAGCGCCCAGAGTGATCCTTGGCTCCGAGCCAACCACGCCGCCGTTGCTCAAGAAAAGATTGCCCTGATACAAGTAGAGCGACGCTGGACCAAAGTCATCTGACAGAGACTGATCTGCCACAAGGTATTGAATCGTGGAGCGGTCAATGCGGATTTCTGCAATGTCAAGTGTTGCGCTTGCAACTGATCCAGTTGCGTTTACCGACAGTTTCAGTAGGAGATATGCCGCATCGACTGGAGCAGAGCCAGTGCCGTTTGGATTCAGTTGATATTCAGCGCCGGTAGTACCACCACTTACAGCCGTATTCATCGTCGTTCCAGTCACGCTTGAGGATGAGCTGGTGCCAGTCGTCGTTGATAGGTCTGCCATTACATATTGCGCTGACCAAGTCATTCGATAATTGGCTGACGCTGTTGCCGCTGCAATAGCCACGCGCGGCTGGTTGCCGTAGGTCCGAGCCTCTGATGTTGGGACTGGTACATACCGTGTGAAATAGACCTCATCGGCATTGACCGCGCTAGTCAGTGTAAAGCGCAAAATGTTTTGACCTACGGCCAGCGTGCTAGGCGCGCTGGTTGCGACAATCCTGCCACCTGAGTTGTCGGTGAAACTCCAGTACGGCAAAGGGTTGCTCTCGCTAATAGCGGCAGTTGCATCGTTAGGAAGCACTTCAAAGTCACCGTTGGCGACATTGGCTTGAATCTCTCGTAGCGCAGCCGGACCGAAAAGTTGCGACTTCTCTCCATCGCTGTTGGTGGCAACGAGTGTTGCGCCGTTATCGGCGTTTACGCCACCCTCAAATGCGCCGAAGCCTTCTAGGTTTGTGCCGTACTTACCCATCGTTATTCTCCTCCGACAAGGACGCTCAGGCCCTTGAGATACTGCCGTCGGAAGTCTCCTTGGACTTCATACTCGACTTGATACGAGCCGCCGCCCTGAGCGAACCGCATCGTGATTGTAGGGATGTAGAGAATAGTGGACGAGAGGTCCAGCGCTGGTGCGGTCAGCTTCACATACTGCCCTGGGAGCCACGCCTTGACGAGCGTGTAGGTCGCAGCGGCAGTTAGTGCGTAGCCTTGGCTGTAGCCGTACTCCCAGTCAGGCGCGGAGGTCTGAGCGAGATCGCCACCAGCAATAGTGAACGAGACCGAGCGGATTGGCTTGCCGCGCGACACCATCGTGGCGCGAGCGAGCGAACCAATGGTGCCACCGCGATCTGCCTTGGCGACCACCTTTGGTGCGCTGAAGATTTCGTGTGGCAATGGGCCATTGCGCGCAGCCAGCCCTGCGCCGTTGCGGCTGTAGGTGCCGGTGTAGGTGCGAAAGTAGGGATCGTTGGTTGGTGCGGTAGGGAAGGTCTGGTTGCTGTCATAGCGCGCCAGCGTTGAGTCAGCCTGGACAAAGATACCCTTCACGATGTCCGAGTGATCAAGGTTGACCGTGAGATCGCGTGCCAGCAGGCGCGTCACGCTCGCCGCGCTACCTGTCTGCACGCTTGCAGGGTCAGTGACGATCTCTGCCGGTGCATTGGCGAAGCTCGGAGCGGCAGTCTTTGGGCCGTAGTTCAGGCGGCCGTCGCCATCAATCCAGTAGCGGTACTGCACATCGGCAACACCACCAGCCGCCTCTGCAATCTGATCAAGCGCGCTCTGAAGCGTCGTCGCCTTGAAGGTCTGCTTGCCAATGGTCTGCGCTGAGCCGCTAAAGACTGCGCGTGTAGAACCGCTGATCACGGCAGTATTCAGGATCTGTCGCGTGGTTGCGTCGTTGACCTGGGTATTGACTCGTGCCAATAGCGCGTTGATGTGGTCTCGATCAGTTGATGATGCGCCGCCTTGCGTGAATGAGTCTACGAATGAGGTCGCCTTGATGCCTGTCGTGCCGTTGCGAATGATGGTCTTCTGGAGCCAGCCGTCTGCATCCTCACAGGTCACGCTTGCGCGCGACCCAAGGCCGTTCTCCAACAAGACGGCATCAATGCCGGTGATGTAGCCCAAGAAGATTGGCGTGGTCGCGCTGTAGCGGCTGTCAAAGAACTGGACGCGCGCATTGTCGTAGACCGCGCCTGAGCGCCACCACGGTCCTGCCACTGGAGTCTTTGGCTCAATCACATCGAACTGCATTGAGCCACCGTTGCCGTCGCCTGAGAGCGTGAGCGTCAGGCTGCCAAGATCGACATACGGCGTGGTCGTAGCGCTTGGAGCTGGTAGGTCAAGCAGGTTCGCGCCGCTGTCAACTCCAGCCACGATCAGGCTGAATGGGTTTGCCATTTAGCGACCGCGCTTGAAGGTGCCAGTTCGGTTGATCGAGTCAGTCACGACGGTGTCCACCTTGCCAGTGCCGATGAAGATGTTGTTGGTGGTAGCTCCGCTCATTGGTCCTGCTGGGGTAGTAGGTGTTCGCTGACCAGTAGTCACAAACTTGAAGAACTCGCCCAGGTCAAAGCCTCCGCCGGAAGTTGTTGCAGCGGTCGTTCCGAATAGGTCAACCACACCATTGCCGCCGACCTTGTCTGTCATACCCTTGTCAGTGATTGCGTTAGTAAGCGCTGCCGCTGCCGCAACGCTAATCGCGAGAATGCTGACTGGCAAGAACGCTGCACCAAGAAGCGCAGTCAAGCCACCAGTTGCAGCAGTTCCGCCAACGCCAGCAGCTGCGCTTGCTGCTGCTCCACCTGCGCTTGCTGCCGCTACAGATGTGCCAAAGGCTGCAACAGCCTTAGTGACGATCTGGCTTGTCAGTGCAGCGGCAAGTGAAGCAGGGATCTGCGCGGCGATGTTGGCAACGATGAGTGCGGTGAATGGGTCCACACCACCCTTGAGAAGGTTGGCCGTGATGGCACCCTTGAGTCCGCCAAAGGCTGCGCCGATCCCTGTGACTAGAAGCGTGATCGATCCGCCTGGTCCGAGCAGATCGTCAGCGCCCTTGCCGATGCCGCCGATCTTATCAATGAACTGCTCAACCTTGATGATTGCCTTGGGGAACTCAGCCTCAAACTGACCCATCAGCATTGGCAGTTTGTCTAGGATCTTGGTTACGAGCTGGTCAGCGAAGCGCTGGAGTTTAGGAGTCAACGCGGTGATCACGCCAGAGAACCGAGCCATATACGGAGCCAAGCCCTTGAACAACTTAGTGACGGCTGGGAGGAAGGCTGCGCCGAACTGCTCTTTGAGTTCTCCTGCTTGGATTGATACCGCACTGAACGATCCTTCTAGCGTGTCTGCATATGCAGCAGCGCTGCCCTTGGTCTTGGCAAGGATCTTGTTGAGAGCGTCTTGACCCTTGACCACCTTGCCAGTAATACCGAGCGTCTTGAGCAGTTTGCCGCCGTTGCCCTGGAATGCCTTACCAACTTGGAGTGTTGCTGTGGCAAGGTCCATACCGGTTGCGCGCGCCAGTTCCATTGCGACGCTCTGGATCTTCTGTGCCTGCGTGTAGTTCTTGGTGAATCGTGTGCTTGCTTCAATTGATGCGCGGACCTCATCGTCAGTGAAGGCAAGTTTCTGACCAGCAAGGATCTGCGCCTCGACTGCTTTGGTTACCTCAGCCGTGGCAAAGCCACGCGCTTTTAGTGCTGCGGCCAGCTTTGCAGAAGCGGCTTCGTCTGCGGCTGCGGCCTTGATTGCCGAGACGGTGAATGCGCCAATGCCTGCCGCGACACCGGCAATCCCCAGTGCTACTTTGCGGAAGTCCGAGCCGATCTTGCTGGCAGTATTGCCAAGGTTGCCAAGCGCCTTGTTGACGGTCTTGATGTTTTTAGACGCGGCATCACGAGCGCTAATCGTTGCATTGACTGTGACATTAGCCATTGCTTACTCCTACCCTGCTCGCAGGTTGGACATATTTGGCGAGATGCCAAAGACCGCTGCATCTGCCCTGAGTCGATTGGCTCGTGCTGAGGTGGCGATTGCCTTGACCTTGTCGCTTGCTTCTCGGCGGCGCTTGCCTTCAGCCTGGAGAGGGGTGAGTGGGCCGACAAAGTCCGGCTTGTTCCACTGGCGGAGCGACTGCTCCTGTTGGAACTTAGTCGCCGTGCCGTTGGCATACTCAATCTCTAGACCGAGTACCTTGGCGCGCATCGCCTCATCATTGAGCAAGAGAACGATGGTCTTAGACATCGCATCCTTGGCTAGTTGGATATTAGCCTCTACTGCCTCAATCACGAAGTTGTTGCCACGAGTTCCTGGATGCTCAATGAACTTGCGATCAGAGAACAGGTTGGCGGCAGTGACCTTAGGGATGGTGTGTGGGTTGGTTCCCTTGACGACGAACCACGCGTACCAGGCGTACTTCTTCCCAGCGACAGGACCGACGATTGCGCCTGGTCGAGTGATGCGCGAGCGGCGGCCGCGCACGCTCTTGGCAAGTCCGCCGAGATCTCGTGGAGCCTTCTCTCGTACCGGCTTAGCAAGGGCGCGAGCTGCGTTCACGGTGGCGAACTGCTCTAGCTTGCGAACACCCTTCCAACCGAGAGAGTTGAGGAATGCCTTCTGGAGCGCTTCAGCCTCAGCGCGGACATTGCCCTGGAGTTCGATCTCTACGGCAGCCTTAGCCACTTACTTGCTCCTTGGTTGAATCTCGCAATACAGACCCCAATAGGTCATTAGGTCTTCAGCGGTTGCGGTCTTCAGTATCTCCCAAGGTGGCACTCCGTAGGCGGTGCCAAGTGTGTGCGCGATGATCTCTGGGCTGGTCACCACGACTGACTGTCCGATGGACAGCCGCTTGGCTTCCAGCCTTACGCGTTTGGGAGTGCTGAGATCGCGGTTGCCCACCTCTCCATCGATGCCGTGATGGCAGAGACTGGAGCGTCAAGGATGTCATCGGTGGCGTTGCCCTCAATGTCCTTGAAGTTGTGGCTCACAACCAACTTAGCGAAGGCTGCGAACTGGACGGCAGTGTCGCCCTGTAGGTCGATCAGGATGCGAGCGCTTACATTGCGTCGCAGCTCAATGATCCAACCGGCAAACGCGCCGTCTAGTTCGATCTTTACTGTGTCCATATTGATCCTCCTACTAGCGCCTTAGGCGCTCTGCTTTATGGCGCTGTTGCCAGTGGTGAATCGATCACCACTTCGAGCGACTTGCCGGAGGTCGTGTCATACGCCAGTCGGCAGGTCACTTCATTTACCACAACGCCTTCGTTATCGGCGGAGAGAGGAACGATGTTCTCAATCTCCCACGAGCCAAGAATCCACACGCCGTAGTTATCGGTGGTGGTGCCGAAGAGGCGCAGGTACTTCTGGGTGGCAATGTCGGTGATTGGGAAGGTCGTTCCAGCGGCTGCGTTGCTCGCAACCGTGAAGGTCAGCGTTGCATCAAGCACGCCAGTGAGAGCAGCAGTAGCGGCCGTCAGGCTGCCATCAAGCGCCGTGACCATCCCCACACCTGTCGTGATCGACAGGTTGAAGTTGTAGATGGAGGCGTAGTTGGTCGCGCCTGTACCAGTCTTGTCTGGGAAGTTCGTGTCGGTGCTGAGCTTCATCAAGCGGCCAGCCAAGAATGGGTTGGCAGGAATCGCCGTAGGGAAGGCAAGCGCTGAAGTCGCAGCCGTCGTGGCAGCGAATGTTGCACCAGCCTGGAGCAGACCGTTAGCGTCTGTTGACAAAGTAATCTCTGTCGGCGCTGCGTCCGATACGAGATACTTCTGCACGCCGTCGGTGACCAAGAAGGAGTAGAACACAAGCGTGTCGACATCGCCCTGTGTTGGCGACCAAGTCCAGGTGTATGGCGAAGCCGTACCAGCCGTGGTTGCGCCGATAGCATCGAACATCAATGGCAGGGTTCGCATCGAAGCAGGACCCTCAGCGATGGTCAGGATTGGAGCCTTGCCGGTGATGGTTGGCTGGCTCGCCTGAATGGCGGTGCGCTTGCCAACGGATACGGTCTCGCCAAGATCAACCGTCACGCCCAGGTCGAGCGAACCGATTGTCTCGTTGAAGAGGATCTCGCCAGTGGCGGTGCCGATTGAAGCTGCGGTTCCGAAAGCGGCCTGCGACGCAGTAGCGATACGCGTCAGAGCCTTTGCGCCGAAGGTTGCCATCTAAGTTCTCCTTGCTCTAGGCGGTGAACGCCACGGTGTCTAGCACCGTGACTTCCGCAGCTGCCTGAACCGTCAGGTAATCCTGATCGGCGTAAGTATCTGTGCCGAGTGTAGTACCGGTGACTGTCACCTGCGCGGCGTTTCCACTAATCGTCACAGCTCCATCGAACACCGTGCGTAGCCACGCACGCCAAGTGTAGAGGTCGCGGTACTTCTCATCCATCCGTGGGATCGGTAGCAGGTAGATGACGATGTTGACCGTCAGCACCGTGGTGCGGTTGCCGTTGCCGATGCTGATCTGGTCGCCGCCTGGGAAGAGGACCGCGCACGGCGTGACTGGCAGATTCTCAGGCGGAGTGGCGTAGCACTTGCGGAGCGTGTACCCAGCAGGGTCTGTCGCAGCCTCTACGCGCGCCGCGATTGCGTCAAGGATCGTGAGGTCGGTCATACCGCCAAGCCACCGCGATTGCGGTACGGCTCTAGAAGTAGGGCCGCCTCTGGGTGCAGGGCGCGGCTCATCCGCAGGATGCCGCCAAGGTCAGCCGAACCGATGACACCGAATGCCGCTGTGCGGCTGCTGAACACAGCATTTGCCTGGATGATTTCCGCTTGAACCACGGACGCTGGCACGCTAGGGAAGCCGAACACGCCGACCACCTTCACGCCAAGAAAGATGCCCTTGGGGAAGTTCTTGGTGAAGGCGTTGCTGCGGCTAATGCCGGTGAACGGCAAGCCGTCGAGCGCGTAGTTCTTTGGCGTGAGCTGGAAGTCTGTGTTGGCAGTCCAAGTCGTTGAGTAGGTGCCGTTCTCAAGATCGTCGGTGGTCAGCGTCGTGACGCTCACGAGATCATCGGTCAGCACA